GTAGATGGACACCTTCGCGTAACCACGGGAACCCCTGACAATGTCAGGATCCGTAGCCGACTGCGCCCCGCTTCTAGTGTAAACACTATAGACGGGTAACAGCGCGTCCCCAATCAGCCGCTTTTTAAAGCGAACCTCTTTGAGAACGTACGTATCGAAGTATCCTCCGTCCCAGCCGAAGCGTGAGATCTTCCGGTTTATCCGCAGGTCGTATGAGCCAACTAAATGGCCATCACCGTACCCATCGGGACCGTAAATCTTTTCGCCGCGAATAACCGATTTGCAGGTATCTGCGAGTTCAAACTCGAAGTGCCTTACAAACCAGTTGTGCATGGTATAGAGGGTCCGATCGCTTATCAGAGACTTTTGATAAAACGGTCGTATGTCCTTACCCTTGAGATAGTCAGCACCGCATGATTCACGAAAGCCCCCTGAAGCAAAGGACTTCTCCAAATTAACGGAGAAGCCACAGTACTCCAGGACTTCAGTGAATTGCTTATATGCGGCTACGGGGATTATAATATCATCCCCGTATACTGACACGTCTCGTGTTGATAAGTGCAGATGTCGGCATGTTGCATACGCCAAGGCGAAGAAGATCAGGGATTCAAGTTCAAATGTGAATCCGTTTCCCATACTCGAGAATTTCTCGAGCTGGTAGATCTCCTGCCCATCTGCACCCGCGTTTACGGCTTGGAGCTCCTTTAGGAGATCCGGCGGGGCAATCACTCCCCGCGTACGTAAACGACTTAAGGTCTCAGCCCACCCGAATGGAAGTAACTCCCAGACGAGCTCTGTGCTAATAGTATCACTAGCAGCAGATAAGTCCACGGTTGCATTCTTACCGGTGACAGAAGACTGGTACGCCAGAGTTTGATTACGGCTCTGGTCCCTTAAATCAACCCCAAATCGCGCTAGACGGTTCCGTATGTACGTGCCGTACCCCTTCTGGAAAAAACTATTCAGAATTGGTTCGACAACGATGCTACGATAGGTCTTTGCGTTCTTGGGCACGAATGTGACTTTACCAGGCTGGACGGCAACATCCACCACACAACTCTCTTCGAGCTGATGCGTTGAATGCAGCTGGGCCCAGGGGTACACCTCTTCGAGGAGTAGCCCCACCTGCGGTACCATTTCGTGACTACACACCAAATTTGCCGAAAGCTTTGCCCTAGGGCAAGCAACGGCCGATTTTACGTTGGTGTTTGCTCCCGGGCCGAACGAAAAGCTTAACGTGCTAGGATCCGGGACAGGCCCTAACACATCACTTATTTTACGTGCAGCAGCAAACAATATGCTGTGCACGGCTTGGGCCACGTAACGCGGCTTGCGGCGGTGATATGTTAGACGTCTGTTCGTTTCCAGGCACATCTGTTCGGCTGCGGTGAATGAAGCGATGGCTGCTTTGCGTTTCGACACGGATAAAGGTAAGTCCTCCAATTTCTGGAAGAAACCTAAAATCTGTCTAGCGTATATAGCATCATCAGTCTCCACCTCGTCATAGTTAATACTAAAATTGACGAGCGCTTCCCACTCTTTGGATTTCACCAGCATGTATAACTTCATGCTGAGATTGCCTCCGAGGGTGGCGCACCGGTACGAGAGTGTCTCCAGTATTTCTAGAGTCTCTGGAAGTGTCCTACGGTCAGTCCAACTCATTTTGAATCTCCTTTATTGGATTCCAAGTGGGTGTATCCCACAAGGTTGGTTAGTTACAATCTTACTGGGGCCGGATTGCGGACACGAATGTCTCGACGATCGGCAATACACTTTCAACGAATGCGCTTCCGGCCGCTGTATTGGCCAAAACGCCCGTTGCTGTTGTTGCAGATGCGCCTTGAATGATGCCCAGGTGAAGCTTCAGGAGGTTGGCGCGGTCCTGTTTGGTCGAGCGGCCGTCGGCGAACATCGTAGTGATGATCGTATCGACGTACGCGACCTTGGGCGGTGCCACATATCCTGAGCTTGTCCCTGACGCACCCAGAGTTTCCATTACCGGGACTTCCAACTTCGCCGTGATCTTCAGACCGGATTTCGTTGTACCAACTGACACAGTCAGTCTCGGTTGCCCGAATAAAGGTACTCCTGCAAGACCAGCACGCCAGACAGAGTCTGGAGTGTCGGTCACAGGGATCAACGTAATTTCGATCGGAGTTGCGGCGTCGTCTTTGACCAACAGGTCAGTCATATTGCTCATGGTAGAGCCTTTCTTAGGAATTTTGCCACAATGTGACAAGGAGACAACGTCCCCCTTTGTTGTTTAACTGTATGAAAAATTCACACAGCCTTTGATCCGCAGTACCCTTTTCACACGATTAACCTAATCGTGCTCCCAACCTGGCAATATTATCAATGTAGCCAGGACGTAGGATTCGGGGTGGCACATCCTTTAGGAAGTGCGTCTGCGGTGCCGTTGTAGTGAGTTGGTGGAGTATCGCCAGTGCATTCGCCGCATGAATCCATGAGAATGGATTTTGAAACTGCGGTAGAGGCGGTTTTGGGAGTGAATCCCCGATGCTGCGGCCGAATACTACGTCCTGACGGTCTGTTCTTGACCCGTCGAACGGTTCGTATCCTGCCCAGCCCAGGGCGGTGGTGTAAGTTACTGACCGTTTGTTGGTTACTAAACGGACGTTCACATTACCCACCTGCACACGTTCTTTCAAGTAACTCTGGATCGGTGTGAACCAATCCACTATGAAACTGAAAGGCGTGACTTCCCAAGCGATGGAGATCGGGTCTGTTAGACCCAATGCTTCCGGTGATGAATACATCTCTTTTACATACGCGATATACTTAATACTGTAGTCGCATATGCGGGCCCAAACAAACCGTGGTGGACTTGCCTCTAAATCCGTTCC